TGCCGGTGTCCTGAACCAGAAGTCCGGTATTCGCCAGCTTCACGATGTCACCATAAAAGATGGCAGTCGTGGAGCCAGAAGCAATCGGGATCTGACGGGTAGCACCAGCAAAGACCTGCCCACCGATCAAGTTGATCGGGAGAAGCCCATACGGGGCAGTGACTGAAGGGTATGCCATTATTTTCTCCTAGTTATTTGCCTTTACCAAACGAGGACGAAGACTTCCTTTCACTAAAAAGGGGCATCTTCGGGTTATTCTCGCGCATAAAGTTATTGTCTACCGATTCGATTTGATCCCGGTTCATCTTGGCGAAATGCTCGCTGCGCTGAACCATGAACTCCTCGGGAATCTTGCAGAGCAACAACCCACCAACCTCAATGTTGTCCTTAAAACGACTATTGGGGTCCACCATCATATAGAACTTAGGCTGTTCTTCAGCCTTTACTGGTTCCCAACCTTCGCGCATCTTTGAAGACACATTGCTCGGGTCGGCTAAATTAAGGTTCGAAACACGAATCCACCGGTACGCATATCCGGGCTGTTTGTCCGGTTCAGGCAGGGCCGAAGCCGGTTGCCATGATTTCGGACGTTCCACCGAAGCGCGGTCTTCAAGTTCACGACCAACTCTTGATTCTGCCATTTTAGTTCTCCAACTTTTTGATTTCGCGAGCATATTGCTCAGGGGTTAATCCAAGCTTCCTCGCCAAATTGATCTGCGATTGCTTAAGCACGATCTTATTGGGCGATGTGCTTCTCGTAACCGGAGAGACTACAGTGGCAGGCTTTGTGGATTTTGCGCCGTTTGCGGGCTTTTCGTCCCCGAAATATTCGGGGAAGCGGCGGTTCATAGTTTCGTCAATGGACTTCCAATAGTCGTCCGTCCCAACGAACTGCTTACCGTGCTGCTTCTCTAGCTTCTGGTGGAGGCCGAGAGCGGAGGCGGTCATCTCATCGTCGTCGCCCCACCACGTATTGCGTTCTTGCCACGCACGGGTTTTAGCGTCTAACCGAGGAGCCTGAGGGGCCTCTTGCGTATTTTGTACTACAGTTTCTTCTTGTTGTAAAGTAGGACGGAACCGCTTGGTTTCTTGGTCCTTATACACAGCCTCATTAAGCTTAGCCTGTGCCTCTACAACCCTCTCCGAATCACCAGACTCGTAAGCCGCCCGATAAGCAGACTTGGCAGCAGAAAGCTCAAGAGAAGCAGAGCTTTGGAAGGAATTGATAAGGGTCTTCTCGCTCTGGTTAAGCGTACTCTTAAGCCGCTTATTCTCTTCCATAAGCCGGTTGGCGAAGTTAACTGCTTCCAGTTTCTCCCGCTGTTCCTGTTCCTTGGCCCGGCGCTCATCGTGGTATACGCGCTTAGCCTGCTTCATACGCTGCTTAACGCGCTCGTCGTACTCACTCAGCTCATCAGCTTCTAGCTCGGCCCGGATCTTTTCCGGCAGAATACCCCGGTTTTTATCTTCTTCTGGGGTATCATCTTCTACTTCAATTACTGGCTTTTCTTCGCCCTCTACCTCGATTTCGAGGTCTTCGTCTTTCTTCTTTGCTTCGGCCATTTACGTATTCCTTTTGTCGGAGATTTGATTAAGCACGTTTGATCCCTCTTGGGTCCTGAACCACACCCTCCACGGAGTCATCGTTAATGATCCTGAACTCTTGAGAGTGGATCTTTACCCGGGTACCGGAATGGGGGCGCACAAGGATAAAGTCGCCCTCCTTGCACCATGGGCCGCTGGGGAAGCGCTTGTCGTCCTTATAGCAGTCGGGTCCCATCTTTAGGACGAACAGGACTGTGGTAAGGAGTTCTTCGTGGTGGACGGTAATATTGGCTTTGATGAGGCCGCTATCGAACTTCTTATCCACTTCGGGGATAGCGCACAGAATACGGTACCCAGACGGGTCCGGTAGCTGCTTGGCAGTAGGTTCAGGATTTATAATTGGAATAATATTACCCACCAAATTGGGCTCCATATCACTTAGTTTTTGACCTAAGTCCTTGAGATCATTCATCGTCTTCGACCTTCATCCTTTCAGAGGTTACGATTAAAATGGAAGTAACAATATCCAACCCCCGGATTATTCCGGCGGCATACTTGTAGTCCCCAAAATCCTTGCCCTTACCAAGAGACAAGTCATCTGAGAGGCGAGTTCTTTCTTCTTTGATCTTATCGGCTACGTATTTGAGTAGGGTGGTACTCAAGTTGAAGTGTCCTTCTTAGGAGGTTGCGGGACAGTCTGGGTCTGCAGTTTCTGCGAGTGGTGGTCGGCTGCAGTCGTAAACCCAGTCTTCTGCTGATCTGCAGCAAGCTGGGTGTTCTGTTTATGCAGGTCTACATGGTGCGCCAGCTTATCGCTGGAGACCTGAATACCCAGTTTAAGCCCGGCAATCTTCTCCTGCGAGGAGATCTTGGCCTGCTCCAATTTAAGCTTGTCAGCATTATTGGCGGCATCTGCGAGCAGCTTCTTGCCCTGCAAATCAGCCTGTTGCTTCTTGATAGCCAGCTCCTGCTGCTGCATCTGAACAAGCGGGTCTTGAGCTGCCTGCTGAGCTTGCTGCTGGGCCTGATTAGCCTGACTAGTCTGGAGAACCTGCTTAGCCGCAGCCGCCGCAAGACGAGAGATATTAGCCTCCATATCCGGCTCCATCTCTGCATCGGGGGCGGGGTAAGGCACGCCAGCAGCATCTTCGATCTGCTTGCGATACTTGAACGCCAAGTGCTCCATGATATGCGCCTGCGAGGCCGCAGTAATCGCGCTGGCCATGGGATTCTGCCCTATGATCTGAGCGATCATCGGGTCCTGCATAGCCGACTGATGCACGGCAATATGTGCATCATGATCCTGCGTAATGAACGCCTTCACAGGCGAACCATTCATAATGTTCATATTCTCGGAGACCGGGTCAGTCAGGACGATGTCCTCCTCATCCGGGACAATCTTCTTGGCGTTCTTAATATTCAGCACTTCAAGCATCTCGCGATGCAGGAACGGCAGGTTGTAAATCTGCGGGGCCGTCTGCGCCAACTGGATAACTGCCTGATACTGCACGACCTTCTGTGCGAGCGTTGCGGCATTGGGGTCAGACACCGGGACAATAGTAACGAAGTCATAGTCTGACTTCTTGATCTGCGGCGTACCGTCTTCCGGGACATAGTCGTAGTCGTCCGGGGTGTAGTCCCGGATGATATCCTTAAGGAGCGCGAACTCCTGCTTCATGGCAAAGTGAATGCGTGCCTGAATGGAGGACATAACCTTCAAGGTACGCTCAAGGATAGCGAGAGTAGTACCTACCGGGGCCTGTGCCGACATATCGCTGGCATTAAGTTCCGCCGCAGAGGCAAACCTACGACCCTCGTCGATAATGGTACCCAGCAGGGTATAGAGTACCTGTGACGGCTCCTTATAGGGGAGCGTCATGATATTATCTTTGATGGTACCAGAGGCCACATCAACGTCTCTAAATTCACTCGGGGCGATAGGAGTATCATCGCCCTTGATCCTCAGCCCCTTGGTTTTGAATCCGCCGGGGAGATTGCTGAGGGTTCCGGAGTCAACAAGCTGACGTAGAAGGGACGTTCCGGACTTTGCGAAAGCGCCAATGAGGTGAATAAGTCCGAATGCGTAAAAACCAAACCCGGGGATATAGGGGTAGTGTACAAAATGGTTGCGCTTCTTCTGATCCTTGTCATCGGGATTCCAGTTGCGGCGGATAGCAAGGATTTCCTCGCTACCCCGTTCGATAGTCACTACGTAGGGACTGGCTAGCCCATCCTCGTTTTTAAACTCATCGTCTTCGATGATTAGATTTACGTGGATCTCCAGTATCTTATATCTGTCGTCGCTGACCGCGCTGAAGCCCATCTTCTGGGAGATCTTCTTCTCAATCTCATCCAGAGTATTACTCGGTTCCGGCAGTTCTACATCGCGGTAGAAGCCAGCAGCCTGAAGCCGCTTAACCTCGTTCTCAGTCTTACGCATGACGTGCGTGACACGCTCTGCCGTCTGGAGATTAGAGGCTCCATAGGGAACGACTACATCTTCCGCAGGTACGTAGTTGGAGGCTTGCCTTTTCAGGCTGGGATCATAATAGACCTTCTTGAAGGCATTACCTGACAGGCCCAAGCCCCACAGCATCTTCTCGTGCTCGGGACGATACTCCGTCATGACGTTGGTAAGCTGGTTGTTCATGTCCGACTCAACACGAAGCGCAGCTTCCTTCTTCTCCTTGGTCTCCTCTCCAATGATCTGAACCCGAACCGGACCTGCCGCCGGGAAGGTCTCCATCATGGTCTCAGCTTGGAACTTAACCACGGCTTCCGCGAGGATGGGGTGATGCACACCACAAGCACCAACCCACGGCTCGGTTTTCTCTTCCATCTTCAGACCAAGCAGGTCTAGCCCGTCTACGTAGGTCTGAATCCAGTCCTTGCGAGAGTTAACGTCGTCTTCATAATCAGAGAGAAGCTCGGAGCACAGCTCTACGAGGCTACTTTCTTCGAGCACGCCATCAGCCAAGTTCTCATTGAACTCGTCATCCCGGGTCTCCTCTTCCTTGTCCTCCGGTTCGTTGTCCTCGGTTTCAAGGACAATCTCAATATCCGAGCCCTCCTCATTGTCATCCGAAGGAGCCAACCCCATAGGGGCGCGGTTTAGTGCTTTGTCAATGGCCATCAATAGTACCCCTTAAACCTTCTCTTCTGGTATCGTTGCTCGTCCGGCTCATCCAGTGTCGTCTTTATGTATCCACCTTGGCGGAACCGCATTAGGGCCAAAGAAACACTATCCACAAAGTCGTCATGCTCGCCTGCCGGGAACTCGGCTACTTCGTCTACAACCTCTTCAGCCCATGCCGTGTCTGGACACCATACGCGAGAAGAAGCGAATAAGTCGCTTACAGAGTTTAACCGGGAAATCTTGTCTTGACCCTTACCCGGTGTGAACTCCTGTACTGGAATCCCCATAGCACGAAGTTCGTAAATAAGCGGCGCTCCGCTTGCCTTCTTCTCTATTATCAAACTATCCGGGTTCCAGTCCTTGTACTGCTGGAGAGCCACTTGTTTCAACCTCGGAAACTCCATACGCTCCCGAAAAGCATTAAGAAGTATTATATTGTACTGTAGTTTCCCCGTGCTGTCAGGATGCTCAAATACCCCCCAGAAGGTCATGGCACTATAGTCTGACCGCTGGGTTTTCTCAAAAGCCGTATCCCAAGACATAAGGGTGAAAGAGCAGGTGGGCGGGCGTTCCTGTTCCCAGATCATCCACCACTCCCGCTTAATAATAGCGGCCTCCTCGGATATGGGGTTCTGCTGGTACTGGGCCTGCCACTTGGAGTTAGGCAGTTCGGCTTTCAGGCTTTGCAGCTCGTCCATGGACCAGAACTCGGGCCAGAGCGGGTTACCTGATGGCAGGATCGCCGGGAACTCAATAAGCTCCCATTCCTCACCCCCACGCTGTAGCGCGGACTTGAGAACCTGACCCGTAAGATCCCGCTTGGACCATCTGGTGGCCACGATGATAATTGCCCCACCGGGCTGGAGACGCTGCCGGGGTCCCGAAGTATACCACTCGTATACCTTATCGTAGATTTCCGGGCTGGTTTCCGCTGTCTGGGCTTCCTGTTCGCTGTGTGGGTCGTCGATGATAAGCAGATCCGCGCCCTTACCCGTAACAGCACCGCCCACGCCGATGGCGAAGTAGTCGCCGCCCTTGGAGGTATTCCAGCGACCCGCCGCCTTGGAGTCTGCCTGCAGCTTCAGATTCGGGAAGACCTCGTGGTACTCGTCGGTATCAACGAGATTTCTAACTTTACGGCCAAAGCCCACGGCAAGTTCCGCCGTATGGGAGCACTGGATAACTTTTTTGCCGGGAAACCGCCCTAAAAAGTAAGCTGGCAGCAGGTAACTGGCAAACTCAGACTTAGTATGCCGGGGTGGCATATTGATAATGAGGCGTTTGATCTTGCCGTCTACCACTTGGTCAAATGCTTCCGCCATCTTGGCATGGTGGCGTCCAGAGATGAACGCGGGCCACATCTGCCGGGCAAATGGGAGGAAGTTCGTGGTGCAAGCCTGCTGCGTCTTCATTTTCTCAAGCTGAGCCAGCTCAAGCAGTAATTTTTCTTGTTCCCCGGGGCTCAATAGCGGAAGAATTTTGGGGATATCTTTTAATGAGATGTTTTTTAGGAGGGAACTCACGAATCTTCCCCGTTTTCTTCGTCTTCTTCGCCCTCTTCTGCATCCCCGATGCCAAATTCCTCCTCCAAAGTGAGGGTGTTGGGCGTAATATCGACCATCTGCGAGTTCAAAAGGCGTTTTACACGCTCTTTTATGGCCTCTTCGAGGTCTTCGGGGGTCTTATAATTGATTGTAAGCTCAGAACGCTCGGTAAAGAGCCCGATATCAGAGTGTTTGCCCAGCAATTCCAAGGCTTTTAGCTCAAACTTCGGGTCGCCGCAGTTGGCAAGCTCCATAAGTTTGTTCGTAATGGCACTACGTGCTGCGGCTACGTCTAGTGCGAGCTGAGAACCGTATGTTTTTAAGAAGGTAGCAGCGGCATAAGCCGTATTTATGCTGGTGAAATTCTTAATCTTCTTATTCTTTACGGCCTCGTCGATCAGACGAGTGGCATCCTCGGAGTCCTCTTTATTGAGTTCTAGGGGCGCACCCATGGCCACCAGCGTTTCCGCTGTAGCCGCAACTACCTGCAGCTCCTCTATGAATGTGGAGGGGCTATCGGCATCCGAGAATGGGATGCGATGTTCAGAATCGGGGTTAATAGTGATCGGCAAGGCGGTTTGTGGCCTTTTGGGAAACTACGTGTGTTTGTTTAGTACACTAAAAATCTAGAAAATACAAAATACCCCCCGGGGGGGTCGAGAACAAAAAGGGTACGGGGGGGGTTCATAGGAATGGGATTTGGTTGAGTGGATTATAGAGTAGAGAAGACGCGGGACTCCTTTCCCTATTCCGCCTCCCCCCATACCGGTAGGGCAAAACTAACATTGTTAGGTCGGGCCCTGATTTGTATTGGTCAATAAAATAGCGCATAATCTGTTCATGGAAGCGGGACTGCTGCAAACGCAAGCGCCGTTTTCCTTGGAGTAACTACCATGACTAATGCAAACACCCTGATCCTGAATGACAAGCCCGCTGCTACCAAGATTGCGGATGCGCCCACACTCACGCAAGCCCGTATCGCTTACGCCGACAGCGCCAAAAAAGACGCGATGGCCCTTAAGGATTATGCGCGCGCTCTGCTTAAATCCGCCACCATCGGCGTGGATATCTTGCTCCCGAAGGGCCAAGAGACTGCCGCCGTTAAGGTTGAACGTGAAGCGTACTATAGCCTGTTGAAGGCGCGCGATATCTCCAACCCCTCGACCTATTGGAGCCGCGTTAAGACCGCGTGCACGCCCGTTAGCGCCACTGGTGCTAACCCTATCGAAAAGAAGGCGGGTGATCCTTGGACCAAGGAAACCGTCGACTTGATCGTTCGTCGCTTCGCCCGTGACGATACGGGTAGCAAGCTTCTCGCAAAGCTTAATCGGGCCGTTCGCGCGGCATTCAAAGATGATGCATGGGCGAAGGCGATGTTTGCCGCTGCGGATGAACTCGCACCCAAGTAAACCTAACAATGTTAGGTACGACCCCCAAGTCCGAAAGGGCTTGGGGGTTTTTTTGTGTCTCGCGCCCACTTGGTTTTTTGATGAC